TCGTTGTTAGTGTAGAATCTCAGGTTCATACTGCCCGCGCATCCGCGGGAGGGGTCCTATTAAGGTGAGTCTACTGACTCACGCCCAATAACCATTTGGGCAACCACTTCCTACGAACGCGTAGAACAGTCCTGCCGTACCTACCGCTGGACCACTTTGATAAAAGTGATCGGAACGCGGTACCAGTCATATCATAATCTCCATCGAACCCCGATCGCTCATTTCTTGAGGGATCAGAAAATTCGGTGAAGAACTGGAGAAGGTTCGGAGGCCCATCGTGCTGCATCTTGGGACTACCCTGTATAGGGGAAAGCCCAAGATATTCCTCAATCTGAAGGTCAGCATTCCAGCGAGTTACTGCTGGCTCCGCTGACCCCACAAAAGAGGAGAGCCCGATGGCGCCACTACGAGTACTAACCGTGGGGATAAGCTTGCGCCATTCCCGCGGCACTAACGACTCCACATATTTCGACGTCCGCCATAACCCCTTCGTAAAGAAGTTATTGGCGCACGCTACGTATGTGGCGACTCGTAATGGGTCGACGTCGCGACTATACTCAAGGAAGTACGCAGGGGTGACAGAGTCACCATCATACGTATCGAGTCCGCAGGCCTCTCGGAACTTACCGTTCCAGAAAGACTTAGACTCGTTAACCTTGAGACCCAGAACTGTTAGGATCTGAGTTAGCCTCGGTATCCAAGCTACGGGACAAATGATATCGTCACCGTAGATCCGGACCTGCCTGCACAGGCTTGCGTAATTCTTTCGCCTTGTAGGTTGTAGGCTTGCGCCTACTCCCAAACAGATTGAAAGAAAGACTAGAGTCTGAACAGGAAAAGTGAGGGCAGAACCCATCGAGGCATACTTCCGCAGCTTATGAAGCTTAGGAGATTTTGCGTCGATGTCATTCCGGATGAAAGACGTCCGCGATGCGATCATCGCGCCTAGGACCGAAAGGTTCGATCTAAAGGCACGTTGAACAACATAGGCAGATAGTCGATCACTCGCGCTACTGAGGTCAATAGTAGCGCTCTGGCCGGATATTGCAGCCTCGCGAGCCGCCTCCTGAGAAAGCGATTGATTTGAGAAGTCAATCGACAGACCCAGGGCGCACTCAGCGATCCTGGACGTCAGGAACTCCCTGACGTTCTGCTGACACCATTGATTACATGTCGGTTCGGCGGCGATTAGCCGCGGAGCCTTCTGTGTCTTTGGTACCGCTATTAAGCGTGACGACGGTTCATAAGAAACGTCGGGCTCAGCATACGGAATACTTCCCATTCCGGGGTTTGCAAGTGCAAACTCGGAGTAGGGAAAGATGGCTTGCAACCGAGGAGCCCAATTAGGGAACGCGTATTTATAAGCGTCTCCCCGTCGGGACTCAGATGTTGCCCCAGGTCCATGCCTGAACCTCCACTGGGAGGGATTATACTCTCCCAGTAAAGACGCGGTCCAGTCCATCGCGGACTGAACCTCACCAAGCAGGTGGTATACTTCACCCTGATCGTAGGAAACGGTCGGGAGAAGTAAACCGCAGGATGGTCGTGCAAGGTCACAAACCGAGCCGAGCATCCCGCGGGAAAGATTAGCACCGTCAGTATCCCAAATAGAGGGACAAGGTGGTAGCTTCTCTTCGATGTCATAGTATTCCTCAACAGCTTTAAAGAGAGCTGATTTGGGACACTCCATACGATACTTCTTGCCGTACAGAAGAATCTGTCGCAAGAAGAATACCGCATTGACATCAACCTGTTGATTCAAGCATCCGTCAAGCCGAAATATCTTCAACCACAATCCCTGGAATAGTCTTGGGATAGTGGTCCTCGTGTTGATCGAGCGCGAAAGTGCAAGACCAGTGCGAGGCAGGAAGCCGTCAGCTAGAGCCCTATCGAGGACTTTAGCGAGAGCGGGGAGGTCGAGAGTAAAGATTCGATCTCCAACATTCGGCAAAAGGGTCTCGAGTCGGGATATGTCCCGATCAAAACTCTGACGAAGAGTTGGATAGTAATCCGCAGCATCCAGAAGGATGTTACGGGCGACGTCTAAGAACACGTCACTACGGCACTTAGTCACTTGACTCACCTCTGAGTTAGAGTGATCCCGTGCCTCTGGTGCGAATTACCATGCAGTCCCGACTGAGTTGTTAACTCAGCCAGGCCAACACGTCTGTCTGCACGCTCGAACCATCGATGAAGGATGTAAATCCATCAACGAAATTCTTAGCGGCAGTAACGTCATCGCCGGGCGAAATTCGATAAATCGAATACGCCTGACGTACGATTTGGGGCGCCGTGGTCGTGGCAAACACAGTATGAGTAAGTTCCATATTGTGTCTGTCCATGCCGCGGAGCCTTGCATCGATGCCTGCGGTATTAGATTCCGTAGAGTGACGAATTTTGAGGCGATACTCCTCCAAAGTAGTACGGAGGAGCCATTCGCTCCCATAAGCGTCCTGGTTGATCCGGTTTAACACCTGAGCAACCGCATTGACGGTGATAGTGACTGTGGCACCAAAGGCCATGATGTGTTCATCCTTGCGACTAGCTAATTATTTCTTCACACCGCCGTAATTCGCGGCGATGGCCGCAAGGTTCGTCAGTTGCTTCGGACTTAGCAATTGTCCGAAGAGAGATAGCCCAGGCGTAGCAAGATCACGTATTTTATACGTGCGGCTTGCTACAGCCGGTATGGTTGTGAAACCGGGACTGTCGCCATATGGCCTATCGGACACATGGACGAGAATCTCAGTCATCACACAGCCGTCGCTACACTGATACTCCCACGCGTTGCCGTATGTTTCCAACATACTACCAACGTTGCCGAAGTAGTCAGCGAGCCATGACCATGGGATTAACTCCCAAGCATCGGATGGATTAATACGCCATCCGTGCACGGCAAATCGGGCCTTTTGTAAGAGGTCCGGCCGAGAAGGCATGGAAGGTGGAGGAAATGTCGGTCTCCACCTAATAGAAGCCCAGCGTTTGGCAGTGACAGTTGTCACACGATCGCCATAGCAGGAATTCTCGACGGTCTGGAACGGAACATTGCTCTCTGTAAGAGAGTAGTTGTTCGCCCATACTTTCTTGTTACGATGCTCCCCGCGCGACGAGTAAACTGACATAAGTTCTTTTACTCGCTTATCAACGTGCGCGGTAAAGTCCAATAGGGACGAGAGATCTCGGAAGAAAGGCGACCACCCAAAGTGCTCAGTAGGTACAGAATTTGAAGCTTTTGGCTTCTTGTACTTACCGATTGCTTTCTGGTAGCGCGTATTCGCTCCGATGTGTAACATGTCGGGCAGATCCTTCAGCTCAGCAATGAATACTGGGACAGAAAGGTCAGCACGACCAGGATTGGTTTTAGAAGCCACCTGAGTCACACTAGTAACAAGATCTGGCATGCCAGTGTCCCAACCAGACGGCAATGTTGCCGTAGGTTGATTCGTGTACGGATAACCATCGTACAGGAATACTGGGAAGACAGTAGATTTCCCACTAAAGGAACCATCCCCTTTCACGACTTTCAATATTGAGAGTGGATTGGGGTTGGGAAAGTTACCCACGACATCGTCGCAGGAGCTTTCAATACCGCCGACAAGCTCTGTATCGACATGACCTGTTGGTAAATAGGTTCGTGAGCCAATGCGGCCCACAATCGAGTAAGAGCGATGTCTGAGAGGCATGTCAAGGTTAATCTCAAGAAGGGATACCATTCTGGTACGACTCGAGTCAGCCTCACCCTTACGGGTG